ACGTTATAGATAATGACTGACTTAGAAAAAGCTTTAGACCACATAGCCCAGAACATAAAGTTATACAGGGAGCTAGCCCCGGATGATGGGGACGGGATGGTGGAATGTTTACAGCAAATAACACCTACTCTTTATTATCTGGAAGGAGAGAGGGCAAAGGCACATGAGAAATACCAGGGTATAATCCAACGTCTCATCTTAGATGGTAACTCAGTATCAAGGGCAGAGAATGAAGCCCACGTACAAGTACCAGAGATGTATATGTTAAGGAAGTTAATAGATTCAGCCTACACCACCACAGAGGCTATTAGATCGCATCTAAGTTGGATTAAACAGGGATTAAATGGACAATAACGAAGCACGTAAAATACTAGAAGAGATGCCTAAGCAAAAGAAGTGTAAAGTATGCGGTGAATCATTTAACCAGAAGAACTCACTTCAGACTATATGTTCATATCAATGTTATGTTAAATTTACATCTAAAAAAGAAGTAGATAAGCGCATAAAAGAGATGAAGAGAAACCTTCAAAAGCTATCAGATATTGAGGCTATTGCTAAAAGGGTCTTTCAGAAGTGGGTACGATTAAGAGATGAAGGCAGGGGCTGTGTTTCATGTGGTGGTCAGATAAACGACGGTGGGCATTATTACGAAGCCGGAAAGTACTCAGGTCTTATATTCGATGAGGATAACGTACACGGTCAATGTAGGCACTGTAATCGCTTTCTTAGTGGTAATTTAATTGAATACAGAAAAGGACTAATAAAGAGGTACGGAATGGATTTTATTTTTAACTTAGAGGAAAAATCAGACAAGTTTAGAGATAAGAAATACACCAGGGAAGAACTGGAAGAGATAATAAAAGAATACAAAGAACGGATTAAATGCTTGACGAAATAGACTACGAAATGGGAGACTTTTTTAATGCAATAGCTGAGAATCCTGGCAAGGCCATAATGATCGGCATACTTATATTTTTAGTATCTTCGGTACGGATATATATAAACTTAGGTAATAAAGAGTGAGTGGTTATGAATATAACGTTTGCGGCTTTGTGTCAGGCTGCGAAGCGTTGGCATTGAGCGGTCGGGCAGCTTGCACAAAACCGCTGTTAGCTGCTGCTGCGGTAAATTTAGTAGGAACTTAAATTGAAAACGAAATGAAAAAATATAACATTATTTACGCAGACCCACCTTGGAGCTACGATAATAAAAGCATGAAATATTCGGCAGACGATGAAACAAACATTGCAGCCGACCAACAATATAATTTAATGACGTTAGAAGATTTAAAGGCAATGCCAATAAAAAACATAACTGAAAAAAATGCGGTTTTATTTATGTGGTGCGTAAATCCATTAATGCCAGAAGCGTTTGAACTTATGAAAGCGTGGGGATTTAAGTATAAAACTATGCTTACTTGGAAAAAATCAAGTGGGACTGGTTATTGGTTCAGGGGTGTAACTGAGCATATTTTATTTGGAGTGCGTGGAGATGTGGCAGCTTTCAGAAGTGGGAAAGACAATTTTTATGAATACAGAAGTGGTAAGCATAGCCAAAAACCGCATTTTTTTAGAACATTGATTGCCGATGTAACCAAAACCGCATTTGAAGAACCAAAACGGCTGGAATTGTTTGCTCGAAGTCGGGAGGGTTTGTTTCCTGATTTTGAATATGAAGGATGGGATGTTTACGGTAATCAAGTAAATAATAGCATCTCTTTGGAAACGGTCAGTAGCAGTTGCAGCTAACGGTTCGCAGCTATGCGCAGTTTGTGCGTTGGCTTTGAGCGTTGGTAAAATTGCGTATAGCTGCTGTTATGTATCAGTTTATTTTTTACTTTTTAGCGTTGGCTTTCAATGACTTACACATTTTAACAAAAATATTCTTGAAAGTGTTTGCAGAATCAAAATAAAGCCGTATCTTTACAGTATAAAATTAAACAATATGAAAACGAAACAATTAAATGTAAACCTAATAGAGATAATGACAAACGTAATCTCTGATCAAATTAAACACAATAGTGAACTTAAAGCGGAAGGCTGCTATAATGAAATAACAGAATTTCTTTCTCAAAAAATGTTTAAAGGGTTTGATGTAGTTAATAAGGTTTATAATCCCGATGCTATTTGTAAAACGGAAAATTTCCAGTTTGTATGCGATACTCAAAACAAAGAAGTTCAAATAATAAATAAATACTTTTAATATGACTAACAAGGAATTTTTAAATTCAATTAAAGAAAAAAAGCAAAAATTAGAAGCAACATACGATTGTTATACTTGGGATAAATGGCAGTCATTAGTTAATGAAATGTTAAATTTTTACGATAAACCACATAAATCAATTAAACAACAAGTTGATGATGCAATAAAAGAAGATAGACGCGGTAGTTTTATGGGTGAATTTTTTAGAACTGATGTTGACTAATTATGCATATTAAATTTGAAAAGCCAAAAGACTTCAAGCTCACAAAGCACAAAGGGTTTAGACTTATGTGTTCAGTTAAAAGTCAGAATAAGATGTACGGGGATTATGTGAAGCAAAGGAGATCACCTAAAGATAAGACTTTTGAATTATACATTAAATATTTATTGTTTTGGAATGAAAACAGATGGATTAAAAAATACTCAAAGTAAACACGGGGGCAAAAGAGCTAATGCAGGGCGTAAAAGCCAATACAAAGAAGAAACGCAAACTATTTCATTTCGTGTACCTAAATCATTAATTGATCCGATTACTAAATACGTCAAGCGTGCGTTGGCAAAAAGTAAAAAATAAATTGTACATAACTAGCATATAGGCACATATTTAACACGCCTATCCCTCCTTGAAATCATCTAGCTTCTTTTTAAGCTCTTCCGGCTTAAGATTACAGTATGTTACATTCCCACTTAAAAACACCACCTCACTAAAATGCTTCTTATTTGTCCTTCCCTTTGGGATGATACATTTAGGCTCTATCCTGGCGATGGGGTCTTGGGTTAAGTCCCAATATCCAGTACCTATCATAAAGTCATCTTTTAACTCGTTTCTCATTCTGTCCACTTCATCCACTTCTTCATCTAATAGAGAAGAGGTAACGGGGTAAATAATTTCTACTTCAAAAAATATCATCTTGGTGTTGAGCTTAATAGTTTACCTGATCGCTTTGTGGCCTTTCTTTTCCTTCCAGTAGCCCCACATTTACACCTGAACATCTCATAGACATTCATAGTAGTGTGGTATAGTTTGCCCATCATTGTTAACTCTGAGCCTCCACAGGTAGGGCATCTTTCCTTATCATCTAAGATATGAAGTCCGATATTCGGGTGAGGTTTAATAAAAGGCCTCATGGTTAAATAGGTCTGTTCGTGTATTCTGACATCGTTAATGTTATATTTCTCCATCTTCTTTAAGGCTGATTCATCGCCATTAAAGCACCCCCTCCATAGCTCCATGTCGGTGTGGGTTTTTTGAGGTAATTTAAGAACCTTATTTATATAGTCTAGTTTGTTAGAAGTGAAGTTAAAATGCTTCTTAGCACTCTTTAAGGTGTCTATTGATATATACGGAAGTGGAGGGTTTAAACCGTGTATTAAAGCCCTTGTATTGATTCTTGGAAGGTCGAACCTGTCCCCGTTGTGGGTTACGACTATATCAGCATCGTTGAGCATATCTAATAGTGATTTAACTATCCTTTTGTCATTATTAGACTGCGCTTCTTTAGGGGTAACTCTTGCTGAATAAACCTTAGTATCGAACAGCCATTTAGCAGCCCATGTAAGAATAAACCAATCCGATCTAATATTCTCTGTGCTTATGTTCTGATTCCATATCCCCCAAATATTAGCTAATAAAGGGGCTGTTTCAATGTCAAGAATTAGAATCCTGCCATAAACTTCTTCCTGTCTGTATTCGGCTTTTACCGTGTTGTAAGTTAGTTTCCTTAGATAGGTCTTATCCCTTAATTCTTTCCGGCTGGATTCTCCGTTGCTCCCTGTGTAATACTTCACAGAGCCTCTTGCGGAGTTTAGGTTTTTAAAATGCCCATCCTTTAAAAGGAGTTTAGCTATCTGTAATTTTGTTAGAGTATCTCCGTACTTTTCGAGATACTTTTTTGTAATTTCATTTTTTGCCATGCCTTAAGGCAAATATAACTATTTATCTAACATCTTCCTAATCGTTTCGCCATTAGCTTTAGAGCCAACAGAAGACCCACGATGGAAGTTGATAATAGTCATAGCCACCCCTGTAACGGCAGCGTAAAGGCCATAAATACCAGTTAAATCAACACTTGAAGTCTTTACTATCTTTAGGGCTGTGCCGATTAGATAAAGCGTTAAAACACCCCATAATAAGACTACGAACGCATCTATACAATAAGCTATGTTCTTAGATAACCAACTAGCCTTGTCCGATTCTTGGATTTTAACATTTGCATCCCTAGCCCCCTGAACGTCCTTTAATTGGCTGTCTAGTTCACTCTGAGCAATGGAGGCCATTTTCTCCTCGTGTTCGTTCTGAATCTTTAATAGGTCTGTTTTAAACTGTTCCTTCTCTTCTTTGCTTAGTGTTAAATTATCCACTAGCTTGTCTACGTTTTTAACAAGCTCAGAAGCACCCCCACTAAATACGTTCTTTATGAAATTTGGTAACGGCATAATTATTGATTATATTTGAGTGTACGACATCCCCCCTTCCCATTAGAACAGGGCGCTTAGGGGTGTCTTTTTATTTTATCCTTAATGTTTGGTTTCTATTTCCTGCTTTAGAGAATGAGATGTGAACCCAATCGGGGCCTGTATCATCTCCGTATTCATAAATAAGTTGGTCAAAGATTAAATTAGCTTTAGCCCACTCGTAAAGCTTTTTATTCTCTTCTTTACTCCCTGCTGACATATCAATAGCCTCCCCCTTACAATGCTGTGAGGTTAGTGAACCTTTAACAGCTTCGTTTAAAGCTTTACCCCTAAAGAAAGAATTAATCTTTATAGGCTTACCATACCACTCTCTTAAAGGCTCAAAGCATTTCTCAGCCACTAAACGCATACTAGCTAACTCCGTTTCATTAGGTGTATTCTCTATTCCTAGCCTTTTAGCTGTAGCCGAGAACGTAGCCTCGTATTCAGATATATGTTTACTTATCATCCTTTATCTTTGTTTCACTTGGTAATATAGCTAAATGCTGTTTTGGGACTTCTGCCACACCTGGATTCTCTAACTTCTTCATCCTCCACTCTAACAGAGCGTGTTCGGCTATATGAACTTTCATGTCTGATTTAAGGTCATACCACATAGCACTAATCGTTAAAGTGAATCCTATTAACTTAACCACGTCCGTAGTAGTGAAGGTTAGCTGTTCTAATTTCATAATGTACTTGATAAATCCGCTTAAAATTAAGACATTGTCTGTATAAATGGTGTTGCTATATTTGTAGCCCCTTGTTCTTTAGGATGCACCCCGTCCGAATGAGATTGATTGGTGTCATTAGGCTCGTAGTAATAATTGGTCTGAATCCTTCCAAAATTAGAATACCCCCTAAAGTATTGGAATTGTTGACTAGACCACACCGCAGCGTTTAGCGCATCTATTTTCCCGTCATTACTCTTTGAGTAGTTAGGAGAGTTTGCAGCGTACCCGTCTGGGGTTCTTAGGTGCGGAACTTCCAACCATACACAAGGTTGAGTTGAACCGACAGAAGAGTGTGGGTATAACTCTACTAAGTAGTCAAACCATGCAAAGTAACTACCCGTTCCTGCCGTGATCGTAACCAACAAAGTATGCGCCCCTGCTCCAAATCCACTTAATACAATCGTATAAGGTGAATAATATTGACTTCCACCATTAGGCTCACAGCTTATCGAATTACACAAAAGAGGTGAATAAGTATAGACTAGGTTACCATCTACATGAATAGTGAACCCCCTACTAGCTACGTCGTGTAAAAGCGTTTTTAAAGCACAGGCATCACCGTTAAATGAGATGGAAAAAGTATCTCCTATAGTTTGAGAGGCTACAACACTACCAGTCCTTCTTACGGGACTAGCACCACCAACAGGAATCCACGTACCAGTTTTAGAAGCCGAAGTATTAATATTGTAGTAAGTAGATGAATAATGTAAAGCGAATATATCACTTGCCCCACCTATTACTATGTTTAAATCCTCACCCAATGCGCTACTCCTTGCATCATTCAACCCCATCATTAAGCTCATACTTTCGGTGTGAGGTGTGGTAGCGAATTGATACATTTGTGAGCATCCGTAATAAATCCCATATCCTGAGAAAGCCTTGTTTAACGAAGTAATACCTTTAGCACTAATAAACTGCCCTATATACCCGTCCGCAGGGTCGGTAGTATAGGCGTATGGATTTGTACTAATACTATCCCCTATTACTAAATGGTTATTGGTTGGCGCACCCACAGGAACTATGGTAGGCATTCCACCATAATAGTAGGAGTTAAACTTCTTTATGAGGTTCTTTTTCTTAGCCACGGGTTACGTCTGCTTTTATAGTGATAACCTCTCCTGAAGCTGGCGTATAAGCTCCGGCAGCAACCAAAACCACATACACATAAGAACCATCTGCAACTGAACCTGCTTTAATCTCGATAGGGGCTTCAGGCTTTGCAGAACTTAATTTATTACTTGTTAATGCAGTCCAAGAAGTGTGGGATACTTTACCTAAAAAGTAGTTTTTCATCTGGTCATCAGTTGGGTCAAATGCTGCATTATCTGATGCAATAGTGAATGAATCCGAAAAGAAATAAACGTCTATACTCGGAGTGCTCGAAGCATTAGAGCTAATCAGGTGCGTTAAAAGCACCCAAGGCTCTGATACATCCTCTTGAAGGTTTAATTGAATTGGGGTTGTAGCCCCATTGCCATTGATTACATCGCCTGTGGCGTATGCTGTTGTATTGGCTGGTCTAGTTATTGTAGCTGTATTTACCATTTTTTATATATTATTCACAAGTTGATCTATCGTAAAACTGTTCTATGTTTATATTCACCTCCACTCCGCTAACCTCATCATCAAACCTCTCAGTAAAAGGTGTTATACTTGATGTGGCATTAATTGTGGCCGTGTAATTATCCTCTAATTCTTTTTTAAGCTCTGCATAAAATCTATATGAAGCCCGTGTCATGTCAGACAATACTTGGCTTTCGTTACTCTCATCCTTATGAACTAAATCGCAAAAGAATAGATTTAACGAAGTGGTCATTATCTTTCCGTTAATATTGGAAGAGATTAACCTACACCCGACAAAAGGGTATTGAATCCTGTTAGAAGCTCCGAACTCCCAGGGGTCACCAAAGTAGAAACTTCCGCTACTTAGCTGACTGCTCCCCGTTTGTAGGTCTTCCAGTATTGTTATTATCTTGCTTAGACTTAGCACGTTTTTTCTCGAACTCTAATAGTTTTTTTAAATTCCCTTTATTTACTGAATTACTCATCTATATTATCTAAACTACAATCCCTATAATTCTCATTAAAGTATAATCCGTTGGTATAGTTATTCTTATTAGGCTGTGATTCATAACTCTCTGTATTGGCTGTATAAAGAGTATAAGTATTGGTATTAGCACATAGGTACTTAGTACACTTTTCCGCTAACTTCTCAGCCTGATTCTTCCACTTGTCCATTAAGAACTCGATCTCTTCTAAACTGGCAGGCTGACTATTCTCTGAACTCTTAACCATTACTCCCTTGTTCATGTATCTGTACTTAAACACAGGCGTACATTCACTTAAGATATAATAGTGCATACAAGGGATTACGTAATTATCAAGTAAGGTTTGATTATTAGCACTCACCGTATTAGAGCTAATCTGACTTAGAATCTGATTATATAATTGAGTGCCTAACAAATCCTCTATGTAAGCCTGTTGAACGTATTGTATGGTAGGGGTGATTACCTTCATGTCTGCATTATCATTGATAATAGAAACAGACTTTAGATAATTCTCACCTACTATTAAATTAATTGTAGCCATTACTTTTTCTTCCTTCTAACTTTAGTAACTCTCTGAAATACGTGCCTGCAAAATTTAGTAGTTTCCCCATCGTCGGGATTGGTGTACCAACCACCTCTAAATGTCCAAACATCAAACCCAAACCCATTAGATAGATTATCAATAGCCTCCCTAGTCCATCTCTTACCCTCGTTGGACATTCTTAGCATTTCCTTGCAAAAGTCCCTGCTTGACGTTTTAGTATCTGGCACATCATTACGGGTCACATATTTATAGACTGAATAAGTCTCTACCTGGTCGAGTGGTTCTGTTGGTTTGGCTATGGCTTTAGGGGTAAGTTCTATCAAAGCTCCCACTGCGGTTATTAATCCGGCAGTTGTTAGAGCGTTTAATATATTCTGCACCTCTTCAGGTGTCATGCCTGTTTGCTTAGCGATTTGCTCAGGAGTGGTTAATGGGTTTCCTTTTAGAATGTCTAAAACTCCATTAGCCCCGTATGGAAGCTCTGCAAAGCCATGAGACACCATTTCTTCGCTTACAGTCTCGTCTTCTGGGTCGTCATCTATTGCACAATTAGCAAACGCTAGTAAAACGTCCTTAACTAGATTTTTCTCTATTGTGAATTTAGAGAAGTTCAAATTAGGCTTAAATAATACCTCGATGTCCTGATCGGTCAAAGCGTAGCCGTTCTTTAGCATCATACTAGCTACGTCCTTAGATGTCTTGCCGTTGCTAACCTCCCTTACTAATCGCTTAATGTGTTGCCAATCCCTACCGCTTAATTTCTTAAGATTCTCATTCACCACCGCAGGTACGGAAGGGTCAGAACTTACTCCCCCTTCTTCCTCAATAATCTCAATACCGTATTTGGCAGCAAAGTATTTACGTTTAGTAGCATCATTGAATAAAGCTAGTATATTAGGGTCTGATGGTAAGTCAAGACCCACAGGTGTAGTTTGTTTGATATAAAGACCCTCTAAATTGACCTGTTGAACAGTAGCTAGGTTCTGAATCTGTTTAACTAAATTAGCCTGTCTGTATTCGATATAAGTTTTAACGAACTTGTCCCATTCCTTTAAAATGGCCTGCCCTGATGTATCAGATAAAGAACCTTCTGTCTTTATACCAAACAACACGGGAGCTGTTAAATGGGCTGAAAATATCTTATCCTGACATTCTTTACGGGTGTCCATAAACACCTTATCTAGGTCAGACTGTGTTAATGTGGTCAGGGTCGGGGCTGTGCCCCCTTTATCGTTAAAAGAGAATATAATAGACCCTGCATTCTCAGAACCTCCATAGGTTCTATCGAACATCTTTTTAATGGCTTTCTTTTCCTTAGCATCCGGCTCACCGTTAAAGAAACTTAAAAGCGACTGCGCAAACATCCCCCACTTAGCATAATTGTATCTAAGTTTGGAAATCTCAATATCCGTCTCGATCTGTAAGATAGCACTCTCATACTCCGGCAATGGGTACAAATCCCCATTAGGGAGTACATTAGGTACATCGTCTATATAGTAGAATATTTGTGTTCCTGTCTTTACATTAGGATTAAAGATATTAAAACACTTGTAAGATGGGTCTTTTTCGGGATGAGGATTAGGCACGTACTTACCGTTCTCTTCAATCATCCACGCATCACAGTAATAAACTTTCCTTTTATCCTTGCTCCTTCTTAGCTTTCCAAATTCAATATGAAATACCTCAAAAGTCCTTTTGTCATTCCTCCATACTATCTGCCAAGCCCACCCATTATATAACTGATATTGTACTGTGGTCTTTTTTAAGACCTCGTCCCAGGTTTCGTATCTATTAGCACTTTCAAGGAATTTCTCTCCCTTAGCCCTGTCTAAAAATCCAGCATCCTCAGCTAAAGACAAACCCTTACCAAAGACATACGCACTCTTTCCCCTAACTATTGCCCCGTGTTCAGGGTGTTTGTTCATTAGGTTAATTAGAAAGTACGGGTACTCGTTCCACTTGCCGTAGCTTACCCAATCTTTATTTGAGTTATCTACGAACACAGGTGAAGTGTAACCGCTTAATTCTACCTTTAAAAACCTTGTATTGTTATTTTTTATATCGTCTATATCCATTAGTCTCCGTATGCTTTAACCGATGAAACGGTATTTTTATATATGTTAAGTGTTGGCTGTGTGGCATCCTGATACTCCATTTTACCACAGGCCACCTCGGAAGTAAAGTATGTCGGTACATAAGTGCTGATATCGGCAGCGATAATCGTGTTATAAACCAGACCCGTTAAATTAGCCCTTTCATAAACATAGTAATGATAGAACCCTAATTTACCCAAAGCGACTTGTCCGCTTGTCCATGTGGCAGGGTCGGTTACCGTGATGGTGAATTGCTGTAACTCATCCTCTACTGTAGTGTAAGAAGTGGTACACATATACTTCTCTCCCGTGTTATCGTTAACAAAAAGGATAATATAGACAGGGCTTGTTAAAGTGGCTTTGTCTGCCAAAATCACCCGAACTGTATTAGCCCCATCTACTAGCTTCATACTATTATATATCAATTCCTTAATGTTTTTAAATAAAAAAGGGCAACCTTACGGGGTTACCCTCTTTTAGCAGACATGGACTATTCCTTATGCAGGACTAGTTAGTGTAGCAATCAGGTTAGAAGGTACTTTAAGAGCGTACAAAGTCTCCATCCCTAAGAATGTAAGATTAAAGCCGTTCATATCGGCCATTGCAGTTCCAAAAGCCCCTGTAGAGCCGTCTTGCATTTTAAGACCGTTTGAGTGTCCTAGCAACCAATAGTCTCCGTTTTGGTCTAAAACAATCGCCATTAAGTCGTTAACAGCTAAGGTCTTAATAAAGGTATTTATATTACCGCTTCTCTTTGGAATCATAAAGTTCAACGTATGCTCATAGTATAAAGAACCATTGGCAGCGTTTGGTTTAGGATTGTCAGAGGCCGTAGCGGTTGCCTGTTCCAATTCAACAGTCCAAAACTTCTTACCTGAGTTAAGGGTAAAGCTGGTAATAACTCCTGAAGAATAAACCAATGTAGCTTGGTTATATAATTCAGTTAGATATACCGTCTTAATACCCCCGATTGAATCTCGGCAGTCTTTGGTGTATGATTGGTTTATGGCACAACTTGTTAAAGCCATTATTTAGTTTTTAAAAGGTTTATAAAGGGGGCTATTACACCCCCTTAATTATTATACTCCTAGATACTTGTAGATACGTGAAGGGAACGCAACTTGTACCCCACACTTCCACTTAGCAGAGAAACGAAGCTCTTGGTTATCATCAGAGAACCAAACTTTGTACTTCTCTTCTTCGTTAGCTAAGTCAGTACCGATAACGATGTTATCTCCTTCGATAGCGTAGATGTAGTTAGTTCCGGCCAATCCTGGGTCAGCTACGATCTCAATGTTAGTACCTTCTACGAACAATTTAGCATCTTCAGCAGATGGGTTGTAGTGGTAAAGATTGTCAGATACTAATTTCCAGATGTAAGCTTGTTTAACAGCAGGAGAGCAGAAGAACTTAAGCTCTTTGTTGTTTCCACCCATCCAAACATCTTTATTAGCAACAACCAAAGCAGCTAGGCCAGTCATAACACTACGGCTGTTAGCTTGTGACCAAGCCACACCGTTATAAGTACCACCGATAGTAGCAGCATTGATAATTTTAACTAGACCGTCGAACTGTTTAAGGTTTTGATCTCCTGAAGCAGTATCACCCAACCACAAAGCCTCGTTAATTTGGGTCTTAACGTACTGCATGGTATCGTCAATGATTTGAGTGTTGTAAGTTAGAGAGGTGTAGTCTCCACCAGCCTTAAGAGCTTCAGAGGTGAATTTAGTCTCTAAATCATCTTCGCACCACTTCATTTGTGCCCTACTCTTCCCTACCGTGATACTACGTTGGGTAAAGGTTGTGCTTCCAGAAGCATTGAATGAACAAGCCCAAGTTTGAATCTCTGGACGAGTTGATACAATATTGATTGTTTCGGCAGTCTTAATGCCTGTTTGTAACCCTGCATATTTATACAGAGGAATTTCTTTGAATAGTTTTTCAAAGATTACTTTTGATGCGTCTTGCTTGGTATAAGCTGGTAACGCTGATACGTCGTATGCCATTTTTTACTTTATTTTTTTGGTTATTTTAATAGTGTTCCTGTTAGGTTGTAGTATGACCTTTCAGACTTGCTTAGTTTTGAAAAGTCAATGTTTTTAGGTTCTTCCTGTGGTTCTGCGGTTGGAGCTTCCATAGCTTCGCCAAGAATAGAGAACAACTGTTTCACAGTGCCTCTTAAATTTTCGATTTCTGCTTTTAGCTCACTTACTGAATCTTCCTTCTCTTTCTTAAGAGCTGAGAACTTAGCCTCTACTTCAGCAAATTGTTTGCTCATGTCAGGCATAGCCGGAACTTCAGGCACAGCAGGGGTAACGGGTTTGATCTCTTTAATAGCTCCACCCTCAATCATGAGGACAGTTCCATCTTCGAGAATCACCTCTCCATCAGGAGCGGGTAGGAATCCATTAGGATTGGCTGGGTCGATTACCATTAGCATAGTGCCAACGGCATAAGGCTGATCTCCCTCCCACTTAATAACAGTACCTTCCTTAGTTTTAACTTCGCCCATTTTAACAGGCTCAGGTGTAGGTGCTGGATTAGGGGTAGGGATAACGGGTTGAGGAATTACATTGAACTCTGCTAACAGAGCCTTGAACTTGCCTAAAAGTTCATCTGTAATACCGATGTATTTATTATCCATACCTTTATATTTCAAAAGGTTGAATAATTGACCTAATGGCCTAAAACTTCGCCTAATAGGTCGTTAAATAGAGCCTCTTCTTCTTTTGTTAGTACTGTGGATGGTTGCTCATAAAACTGCCCCTCTACTGAGAATCCTGTGTAAATTCCTGTCTTAATGAAGGTGTCCCACTTAGCCTTGTCGAATACTTTTATATATCCATACCATGTACCGTCTGGTAAGTCCTCACCAAATGGGGGGTTTATTCCGGCTTTCCTGTCTATGATAAAATGCTGAACAAGCGCAGCGTTAACGGGCATGTTAGCGTTGTGCATTTCATTAATAGCTGTATTGCGATTTGCAATGGCGAACTTTTCCTGAATCTTAGCGATTACTTCAGGCTTAAACCTTACCTCAAATTCTCTCTCCTTCTTTGTTTCGGGGTCTATTTCTTTGCGGTAAATCTGTTTATTTGGAATCATCAAAGCCCCTGCAAGTACTTGCTGTTCACCGTTAAAGGCTTTAAAATTACCCTTTTCCTGAGCTAACTGAATAGTGTATTTCTTAAGTCTTTGCTGAGAGTTAAACGCATTCCACCCAACCTCAATGGCTGGGCTATCCACCAGGGCTATACCTGACACCCCACTATCATCTCCGTCTTTAACAAATAAGTCTATTAATTCCATATTATTATATATCAATATTAACCAAATTGGGCTTGTGTCTCTAACTTAGATACTCTCTTTTGTTTGTCAGACATCTCACTCTCTACCACGTAAGCCTTAACCATTCCTGAGCCTCCTGTTACATTTCCTTCCTCATCTAGTCTTGTAAATGGTTGGGCTTGGGTTGTAGGGGCTTGGGTGGTTGGTGTTGCACCTCCCCCTCCACTACCTAAAGAAATCTGAGGTACTGAGGTATCACCCCCTCCACCTTGTGGTTCGTATTTCTTAGAAGCGATCAAGGCAATAGAAGCTGCACTATTAGTGATTGCAGCAGCAAGACCAGCAATACCAGCAGGATTAGGAGCTGTACCAATGAATAGAGGGGCAGCAGCTAATGTCGCTGTTATGGCCTTAGCAGCATCTATTCCTGCTAAAGCTAACTGAAGGGCTTTGCCAATCTGAAACTGTCTTTTAGCCAACTTCTCTTCTTCGGCAGAGCCTTTTTTAACCCTTGCCATCCTAACAGTAAACACAGCGTTGTTTAGATTATCCATTGCTGAGGCTAGGTTACTGGCTGTGGTTAATGCCAATGTAGCCTCTTGCTGTTGCATGGCTATTTTATCATCAGATACTTTCTTCCATCTTTCGGTTTCAAGTCTTGCCCGTTCACTATCTGCTTTATCCTTGTCGGCCTGTATCTTTGCCTCTTCTTCTGCTTTCTTTTTGCGCTCGTTCTCTTCTTTTTCGGCTTCCTCCCTTTCCCACTTGGCAATCTCAAAACGTCTGGCTAGTTCATTATCTAAAGCCTGTTTAACCCTTTGACCTGCTTCTATTTCTTTCTTTACCTTCTCATCCGCACGTTTCTTATATTCCTCGTTTACTTTCTTGGTCTGCTCCTGCTCCATTACATACTCTGTAACCTTAGCATCTTTAATGGCATTCAATGAGGCTGTGAGCAGCTTCTTTTTCTCATCATCAAGTGTACCCCCTGCTCTTACAAAGGCTTCAATCTGTTTAGCTACCTGAACATTAGTATCAATTATAGCCTGTTGTTTGGCCTGTTCTAATTCTACAGTACTCTTTCCTGCTGCCTTAGCTACTTTAATTTGTCTGTCAAATTCGGCATTCTGAGCGTTTAAGGCTTCGGCTGACTTCTCGGCATTGGCCTTAATAGCATCTCCCTGCTCGTCTAGTTTAGAGTTGGTGAGGCCGATAGCATCAGTTAAGGCGTAAATCTCATCGGTTAGCTTCTCGAATATCCAAGAAACGCCTTGCAATGTTTTAGCAAGTACTCCGTTTCCTTCGCTTAATTCTTTCCAGTTCTCTATTAAATAAGAAATACCTTCAGCAACTAGGAACACAGGGATGGCAGCCATAGCCGTACCGATACCTTTGAATCCTGTCTTTATCTTATCAAAGTCAAAGTTCCTAAGACCCTCACCTAATAAGCCGAATGAATTAGAAACCTTCTCTACCCCCGAACCTTGAAGTGTTTTAGTAGCATCTTTAAGGTCGTCCATTTTATCAGTAAGTTCAGCTATGGCTTTAGCTGCCTTTCCATCACCATTTAGTGATGCTGTTTGAGCGTCTTTTAACGCTTTCTTTAGTTCGGCTACACTTGTTATAGCTCTCTGAACTCCACCTATTTCTACGGTGAATGCTACACTTTTATTTTCTGCCATTGTCTAGTTTTGTTAATTCCATCAAAGCCAAAAGAGCCTCAAAGCCCTCTGTTAATTGTTTCTCTAATTCTATCATGCTATTCTTATTGCTATTATGCTTGTTCCTTTATCACTGTTATCTGTTGCATGGTTGGTTGTATTATATCCAGTTCCGTCATAAACAGTATAGGTACTTGTGTGTGTTGTTAATCCCCTTGCCGCTCTTAATTTGTAGGTAGTGGTGCTTCCAGGGGTTACAATAGCACTCCATGAAACCGCAACGGGTGAGTTTAGAGATGCTGTACCTGAAGCTGGACGGGAAAATGCAGAAGCAGCAATAACCGTATTATCTGAATGGGTTATGGCCACAAATCCCTGAATTATCAAGTTAGCAGCACCCGCCACAACATGGCCAAATATAATCCAAGTGCCAGCAGCCAAAGAAACCGAGCAACCTGTAATATCTGCATAAGTCGCTGTGCTTATTGAAGTGGTTGCTGTTGCAAAAGCAGACGCATAAGACAAACTAACAGCCTTAGTCGTAGTTCCAGTTAATCCGTACCCATTTGTAAGTGTTGCCTGTTTTCCATCTATCTGAGTTTGGATTGCGCTTGTAACTCCCTTAACATAGCTTAATTCTGTCAGTGATGGGTATGTTGAGGTGTTCAATGACCCTATTGTACTTGTTCCAGTCATGTACGTAATCTCATTGCTTGTGCCTGTTCCTGTAACAGGGTTAGTCAATGCTGATTGCTTATTATTAAAAGTAGTCCAATCCGTAGATGTTAAATAACCATCTGTAGAAGTGGAGGCTGTACCTAACTTTGTTTTAATTGTGGCAGTCGTCTCATCCCCCGTATTAGTTCCGCTAATAGCATCTAATTTACTTTCCTGAGCATCAGACATGAACCTCTTATCGGTTGAATCTGTCTGGTTGGCGGTTGTGTTCAATCCTAAGTTTGTACGGGCTGTTGAGGCATTAGCCACATCGCTCAGGTTGTTTGAACTAAGCATATCGCCTGAACCTTGTCCGGCTGCGGGAGGATTATTTATAGGCATTACTCAAATTCTTGAATTGAAACATTAGAACTTCCAGTTGTGGTTATTCCGTTAATTGCGACATTCGTATAATTAAACTCATCCATGACCCATGATCCACCACTTGCTAAATAAATACCTTTGCTTACAACCGCACTTTCATTTAATCCTAAATAGATAGCATTGCTTCCTGTATTAGTTAGTATCAGTCCTTTTCTCTTTTGGTTTGCAGATACTAAGGCCGTTGTGGTCGCTCCGCATGAAACGTTGGCAGATGCCTTTGGGGTTTCAGATTCACTAATAGCGGAACACAGCAAATCATAAAGATTAGAATTACTTGATGGGGTTGCTCCGTTCACCGAATCAATTATAAAGCATCCACTTGTCGCTGTATACACAACAGGCCACTCTTTTTCTCCTTCAACTATGGCAATCACTCTGTCAGATAATAAATAAAATGTCACTTTTGTTTTAGGATAAAGTCCCTTTACTTGGTCTAAGACAGAAGCGTAATCGTTAAACGTTACGTTAAAATGATGCCTTGTACTTGTTATTACTATGTTAGCCATTATCTAATTTCCCTCCATGTTATTGATGCAAGCGTCGCTGCGCTTGTGCTTGTGGTTCTTACCGCAGCAAGTAATAAGATTCCTGATTCAGTCCCCCTTCTATACCATAAAACATTTCTTCCCAAAATACCTTTATCGCTTTTCTGTGTATTCTTACTTGTAGCGATGTACTCTGAATGTACTATATGGCCGTTTGAATAAGAACTTGCTGATATATCGTACTCCATTACCGATTGAGCAGTGTCAACGTTTGCCCAACTTGCGCCTGTTAAAGTGCAATCATGTATTAAAACTACTTTAATCGGATTGTCAGTCTGTATACTAAATTCTATTGGAATAGCCAATGCCTGATTTTTTATTGAGTTAAATGTTGATCTCGGTCTAATGGCAATTAAAGGAATAATACTTGCAGCGACCGTCTTAGTGGTTACTCCCATATCCGCAGTCCGATTATATCCGGGAATATCAAATAATTCAGCACCGCCCTCACTCTTTACCGTTGCACAGATGGCGGTCATTGTAGCCGTTGCGTTCTTTGCAATCTTATAACGAATACCAATAGCATTATCAGTATTTCCGTACCCCATCTCCATATAAGTATAGGTCGCATCATTATAGATTCTCCAATATACAGGAAGGTTAGGAGTTTGCCAATAACCCGTTGATCTTACATTATCATTTTCAATATAATGCAGCGGACAAATTACTCCGCCTCTATTCAAATAAAATCTTATCCTTCCGACCTTCAAACTTTGGAAATCCATTTCTAAGATTTGTGAGAATGCCCAATCCACATCGTTATTTGGGAAATCCCATGAAGATTGATCTGTAACGCTTTCCACAACTGAACCGCTAACCTTTGACCTTACAAAAATCTGTGCAGTTCCCCCTCCTATATCCGTTTTATCTAATACTCCTGTGATTGCTATTAACTGAGAGTTACCCGGAGTATACGGAATATCGTAAGAATAAAGTCCTGCATAGTCCCCCGTTCCTGTTGCTACATTTGCCAAAGTCACATGACGGGCATTAGCTGAGTGCGTTGCCGTTCCTGCTCCCCCTAAAACCTCATCAATGATTTCTTCCTGTAAGTCATAGTTAAATTCTACGTCTAAGCGATTACCGGGTTCTGATGTTCTCCATCTGCTAAATGCGTCAATGCTCGGAGAATCCTGTGCTTTTATGTCAACGTTTCTTAAATAAGTCATATTATTTTAATGTTTCCGTCTTTAAATCCTAAAGTCAAACTTTCCCATTGAATAGGGGTGAATGTATACGGCAATGTCTCACCGATAAATGTTCCTGCGTTATCGGTTGTGGATATGTATAGATTATTCCCTTCTGTTGGAAAATTCAACTCAACTATTTCACCCTCTAATGCCGTTGCATCAAATGTCATGTAGCAATCCCCCACACTTGTATCAACCTCATAATATCTTCCCGATGTTCCGTCAAGTGTAAAAGGAGCTAATGCGGAGGCGTTTAAATAGTTTAATTCATTCCATTTATTACCTAATACCCTTCCATTCTCAATATAAGTACGGCCTGACATGGTGGAATTACCACTCACCCCCGTACAGCTTATCATTGTGATGTCATGGGCTGCACCGCTAATGATACAGTCCACACTTCCTAATAATTGTATTCTTTGCGCTGGCATTATCCTATAAAGTTTCCACTCCCTCCGATGATGTCTGAATTATTACCTAAGTTCTGATTATTATTACCCGACACCGAGCCATCCCCGTTGCTAAAGTTGTAATTAGGATTACCAGATGGTAAAGCTATTCCAAAACTTATTCCACTACCACTCTCCCCATTTGCCCATATCTCAATTATCTCAGCTACTGGGTCATCAACAAATGCCAACCTTAAGAACTCCACCTTACAAAGACTTGTCTCCTGTGGGTTGTAGTCCATTATCTTATTTACTATATAGTAAGAATCATGAATCCATATCCTTTTTCTAAAGCTGAAATTAGAGATATCTGAAGGGGTTAAGTACATCCACATAGTTACTAACTTGCTGTTCTTGTCAGTAATCTGCTCGATATACTTCTGATAGTTCCTTAAATACAGTCCATTAGTTGTGTAAACTATCCCAGGATAGGTATAAAACAACATCTTAGGGTTATCGAATAATAAATCTATCGTAGGGTTATACGGGTCATCCAAATGTCCGGCATACCAATAGCTAGTTGTTACTGAATATCCAAACAAAGGGTAATACAAGTTATAAGGCTGGCAAGACTTAAGACCTCCCCAATAAAGACACCTAATAGCGCATCCCAAAGGAGCAACACCGCTTCCGCTTTCCTTCGCTAATACAGGAGCTACAATATTATTGGCAGGATTCCCGACTAAAGGAGTAGCAGCGAATATTAACTCATTCTTTTTAACATTCTTGATAAAGTCGTTTTCAACTCTTATCTGTTCCTGTCCATAGACCTCACCAAATGTGTTGTAATAGATATTGTTGAACTTATCCCCGTCTTTCTTGTAAGAGAATATGTACTCCCTTGCATCCAGCTCTCCCATTGGGTTTATCTGTGTTTCGTTCTGATAATCCCATTTAGAAGTCCAATCTAAAGTGTTTGAGGCATCCTCTAAGTAAAAGTCCTCCCTTTGTTCTATAATATAGTTGTTAGGATCCGAAGCGTCCAACTCCATGTATAGATTTTCCCTTTTCAATACAGACATTAAAAAGTCTATCTGTTTAATGTTCTTAGGGATTGTCTGGTTCATTACTACATTATACCCTGCATTCATAGGGAGGGAATTATCCCCAGACGTACCTGAGAACCATGAGGTAGAAAGTAATCTAACATCTACAGACCATGACCCCGTTGGAGAACCCCCAAAAGAAGTAGCCATATAGTTAGAATCATCCACCTCCAATACCATGTAAAACTGTTGCCCACCCAAAATATAAGAAGGGGGAAGGGATACCGTCACAGCAAAGTCAGTCCATCCCGAACTATTTGGAGTTACCGACACCGAACCCGTAGCCACATCGGCAAATGAGGTTGCATCGTATAGATCGCATTTAAAAGTATAACTACCATTCAATATTGACATAGTAGTCGCCCCCGAAGGTAGGTTAACCCTAGCCTGAAAGTTAAGCTGTGCGGTCATCTTATAGCTTCCGGCTACAGGAGTAGTGAAGGTATAAGTACCTGCGTTATAGTTACCCCCACCGTCATAAAAAGGAGGGGTGATGTCATCGTTAAAGTTTAAAGGAGCAGCCACGGTAAAATTAGGGACTGAAGCCGTACCAATAGACCCAGACACCGTCAAACCACTCACCGTATAAGTAGTAGTGGCACTCTTTCCTGCATAGAAAGATAAAGAGTTAATCTGACTGGCCGACATCTTTAACTGTCCCTCATTCACGTCTGGGATGATAATGTTAAGGTAGTATTGAGATGTTAAGAAAGTAGAGGTATAAGTCTTTCCTGCTGCTGAAAAAATCCTGTCTATATATTCCTTCTCAAAGATGGCAGGCTTCATGTGTTCTAAGTACCAATTAGTACTATTCCCACCCGTTACTCCGTAATCTATCCAGGGATAAACATACCCCACCCCCGTACCATTAGGATTATTGGCAAGGTTAGCCGTATTCAAGTAACTTACACTAAACGGATGGTCTAGGTCTGAAAAGTCTAGGTCGGTCAATAGAGAGTTCCCCAATTCTAAGAAAACCTTAGCCAGTCTTCCAATAATTGAACACTCGTAGCTAATCTCTATGTTAGGGCTAATTCCCTTTTTATTTATCCTTAGTAGCTGTAAGTCTCCGTCAAATATCTTTTCACTCCTTACATAATACTCCACCCTAGTCTTTAGGTTGGGGTCGAAGTCTGATAGCTCGGTGGTTACGTCGAATATATGCTCAAATAACCTGTTTACCTGCTGAGTGCCCGGTATGGTTATAGTCTTGCTAAAGCTTGAATTTCTCTTATCAGGCTCTCTTACATCAGCTATGGCAATAGTGATATTAATAGGAATGTTGCTAATCATCCCCACCGAAGTCATGCCCGATGAAACGGGGCTAAGTATTTTTAACTCTGATCCTATCACGTTTTTTGCCTTACATTAATGTGTGCATATTCCAAATCAAAAGAAACAGACCTCAGTTGTGAGTTGTATTTCTTCTTTTCCTCATAAGTTGAGGTTATCATCTTAACAGCTATCAGTCCGTTGGCATCACCTAAATCAGCGTAAACAATAGGTGAACTAACCGCATCCTTTAACTTGGTTACCTCCCAATCCTCTAACCAATCTGTGTTAACTGTTAGTCTGTTCTTAGCCGTAGAGCTTAAGGTCTGCTCACTAGCAAAGGAATAATCGTACACTACGTTGTAGCCACTAGTATAGTAAGGCAGTTTTGAGTAGAACTTCTTATCATTATTCATTGTCCTTAATGATAGTTTAGCGCACATCTGATTATCGAATTGCCCCTGTCTACCCAAGTAATGAACCCCTATAACGTCGTATCTAGGCTCACATTCTACATATATTCTTTTGATTAGAGCAGACTGAGCGCCACCCCCAACTCCGTTGTTAACGTCTCTTATATCGTAATAAGCGAATGTCGAAACGGGTATAGGATAAGTACCACTAACTACCTGCCATGCCGGCATTCCCTCTAATCCCTCATATCCTACGTCAATAAAGACATATTTGTTTATATAAGACCCTGCCCCCGAAGCATAGGGATTGCCTATATTAGTAGTGCTTAAAGTATTACCACTCTCGTCATATCCAACTATCTGTATCTCTTCAAAGTTATTATAAGTACCTGGCTGAGCTGTTAAGGCATAGATATAATTAGATCTGTCTTGATAGGTTTTGTCTTGTTTCATGTAGGCTGCTGATGCTGCCGTACTTCCATAAGTGTAGCCACTAGAAGCACCCCCCGTTAAGAATCTAAGGCGTGAACTCCCCCTATCATAGACGTAATCTGTATAATCGTAGTCTTGGAACTCTAGGTCATCTAAAGCACCATTCCATATATAATAGTCAGTATTAGACCCTGCGTAATAAGTAGGTGTTGCCCCGTACACCTCGCCTATATTTACTCTTATCTTTCTTAAAGCCCCTGTGTTCTGTTGAAATCCAAACAAGTTAGAAGGACATAATTGAGTGATATATTGCTCAGAAAATCCCCCGGCATCGAACTTACACCAACCGTTCTCGTCCTGGTCTATGTCCTTAGTAACAGATTCAGAGGTGAGGAGGTCAGTAAAAACTACCCTATATCTGAAGTTTGCCGAGCCGGTTTGGTTAGACGTAGCTGTAAACCATTGAGGGTTAAAAGCTGGTGTATATGCCTGTGGTGAAGTCCTAAGAGTTACCGCCATTATAAACTAAGATTAATTTTTTCATCATTAAAGTTTAGGTCTATTGTTATAGAGTTCCCTAGTAAAGTAGCCATCCTTTCAGCAAATCCCCCTATGTCCATTCTCTTAAATGCGTTATCTATATATGGCTTAGGCTCTATTCCGTTCTTACTTATAGCCCTAGCAAAGACGTAAGATAATTGCCTTGTAGCACCATCATAGCTTAGGGACTTCTTTAGCTTACTTAATGAAGACTTGCTAACCTCTGATAATCCCCCCTTTTTCTTTATCTTCATCTCTGTTATTATCTTCCGGCTGTCAATAGAGTTCTTTCTTATCCACCCTTCAATCATGTCGGTTGGGGGCATCTTCTTACCCTTTCCCCTTCCCTTCTCTATTACCTCCCAATAGTCCCCACTTGCTACGACCTGAACAGTATAACCACCCTGTGTTAAAATGACATTAGACGTAAAGTGTAAGTCGGCATCCTGTGGATTCCCCGAACCCTTGCTCCCCTTCTCTAAAGCGATATTAAGCTCCTGATTCATAAAGACAGCCAATGTCTTGGCGAACTTATCCACCTCTTTATCTATTTCCTCTTTTGCCACGCTGACTGATTATAAAGTTCTTTTCCTTCATGTAAGCTATTCTGTTCAAAAACCTGATTACAGGCCATCCATATATTTCATCCTCTTTAAACGGGTCGCCTCCTGTGAGTTCATCGATGACACAGTACCATCCCCAATATCTTCTAAAATCTCCCTCAGGGTCTGCATTAAGGCCTCGTCCGCCTCCTTCATTTTCTCCGCCACGACCCTTCTCCCATATTCCTCCATACGCTTTATCGAGTTCCTGTAACTGTTGGCATAAAAAAAAACCATCGGGTAAACCTTGCTGACAGGGACGTTTAAAAACATCTTAGCCTTCTCGTCGTGGTCTTTCTTCCCAAACACAGGATGATAAATAGTAGCTAATAGATAGTGCATTTCGCTAATAACATTACTCCTGCCTAAAAAGGTCTTATATTCTACGTATTGAGCTGTATTAAATTGCTTGGCCTCAGATGTGGCCTTATAAAGCATTCCGTTAATAAACAGATATTTACGTTTAGGATGGGGAAGGTGTTTGTCATTAAGCCATGAAAGGGACTTAACTATCTTATTTACCTTTTCTAAGGATAAAGCCTCCACCTCTTCAGTCTGGCAGTCTGCTAGTATAGCTATGATATTAGCCCATAGACTAAGCCATTTAACAGAATCCTCTTCCGTCTGTACTTTCTTGTAAATGGGTAAAAGCTCCTGAAATTGAGCTACCGTAACCTGATGCCATCCTTTAGCTACCTTCATACCCTAATATATCAATTAGGGAAGGTTTGGGGTCACATAAAAGAATATTTGCCTGAATGTTTAAGTGTCTTAAAGGCGTGGTAAGCCATAGCACAGGACATCACCCCGTCATCGTGAAACCCTGGAGGGGCTGAATATTTAACCGATCTGGTCTTATGGGAATACTCAAAGGTAAAAACCTCAAACTCTTTCCTGAGCCAATCTATGTCTAGGGCTGTAAATTCTTTATTCTGAACAGCCACCTGTAAGGATTCGATAATATCCTGCTTAGACTTAGAAGTGGTCACAAAAGGCTCTATATCCTTGTATAATGGTTTAATCTGCTCAAAGATAGCATCCCCTACCGAGTTGACCTCTATATAGGCTTTAACATTCCATTTACGCATAATGGCCACCATTGAATCTATTATTGACCTCCATTCCTGATGCCTCCACCTTTCACATTGAACCATCTGTCCCTTATCATTAAGAACTGTTAAAACTGAATAGTCATCAGCCCTACCTAAGTCTATACCACCGTAGTATCTTTCTGCCCCCGATGGATTATTATTAAATGTAAGCTCTTTAAATACCCCTGCTCCCCCGTCTATGAACTCGGCTAAGTACTCCTGTCTAAATACATTGTCGGGTAGTGTTAACCTAGCCCCGTCTATCTCTGAAGGCTCGATGATAGGGTTATCATAAGAGGTCATCTTAAAGCTCTTATACTGATTATTTACCCCGTCTAAATTAAATAGGTTGTAAAAGTGATTCTTACCCTTTGGGGTGCTGATTAAAAGAACTTTCTTACCCTTTACTAATACTGTAGCTCTTAACACCTCAGTCCATGCCTGTTCAGCCATGAATGCGAACTCATCACATACCAGGTAGTCAAAGGTAAACCCCCTTATATTATCGTACCTCTCTGCGCTAAAGAATTGAATAGTAGAGCCATTTGGACACTCTATCTGTAACTTCTGACCATTGGATTTAATTAGCTGAGTTCCGGCAAAAGCCCTTACCATCTCATCAAATACCTTCTCAGCTTGTTTATAGATGGGGGACACCCATGCCACCTGACATTTAGAGTTAAAAGCCCAATAATAGATTTGATTCATGGCCATTAGGGACTTCCCCCATTGCCGGCCTATGTTTAGAATGTAGTATTTATATGATTCATTATTGATCGAATCATGTATAAACCTCTGATTATCATGTGGTATATAAAGTGTTACCGGGCGCTTCATTCATCTTTCTTAACCCCAAAGTCTGCTTTATATTCAATGTTTATATTCTCATTCTTGTTCTCAGTCTTCTCGGTTAGGCCGTTAAGTCTCTGAGTAATAGAGGTATTGAACTGACCAAGCATACCGCCTGTAATCTGTTGGTCTCTGATTTCTTCCTTAATACGTGAACAGATTTCCCCGAACTCAGTAAAGTACCCTTCCTTATTATCGAAGTAATGATGCACAGTACCGTGATTATCAAAGCAATAGATTTTAAAGCCATCATAGGTTAAAGGAAGCACTGGATAGTCTTCTACTCTATATCCGTCCTTACCTACGTATTGGACTTTAGGCCATTCTTTAGCGTCCTCTTTGCGTTTGGCTTTGTAGGCTAACCAAGCGTTCCAAAGCTCTTCCGGTGTCTTAAATATCCTTGTTGGGTGCATTTGTTTGTATTGTTGGACAGTTTATTGGTTCTCCATGCTTTGTGCAATAAATAGGGGTGTGATCTCCGTTAAATGCAATACAGCATGAATCTTTCATTCTTTCTAATGCTTCTTTATATGCTTTAATTTCTGCCTTTGACTCTCTTTTAAGATTAAAGGTTATTGTGTGTACTGGCTCACTAGCACTCTTCTGGTTTAAATCAATTTCAATCGGGTTGAATGGGTTTGTAATGTCCGTTACTGAAATAGATTTTATGCCTCCGTATTGATTACACTTACCCATCACTTCCAAAAGTTAATCATTTGATACTCTTCGTTCATAGGCAATAAACAGGTAATCCGTTATGATAATAGTCTGGCTTCCTTTTAATTATTGTACCCTCAATGTCTAGGTCTTTAATTATACGGTCAGCTATAACACTAGCTAATGACTTGTATTGATCGTCTATGAAGTTAGACTCCTTTACCTCCCCCGCCTTAGCGTTGGGTTTGGGGTCTTTCTTTTTAGGTGCTTTTGGTTTCATTTCCTTTTCAATATGTTAATAGGTTCTTTACCTGCTTTAATTAACTGAATGTCATACCATTTAGCTGCTGCCTCCGGCGTGGAATGATAAGACCTCCGACCCTTATAGGTGGCCTGAAACTTAGGCTTTGAATTTGTAGATCGCCTCATCTTTATCTCACTTACACCTTTGTACTTCATACTAATTCAGGTATATTTCAAATAAAAGCGTGTCCTTTATTACATCAGTTGGAATGATGGTGTATTCATCAACCCTCCCAAAAATTATATATAAATCGTTCATAATCTTTATTTTGCAAATATAAATCTTTTTCCTGTAATAACCAAAAATCATTCAATAAAAGTGCGACTAACTCCCAATTCATACTCCTAATATATCGTACATGAACTGAGCCTCTGTTGGGTTTTTAATCCCGTTATTATGAACGAACACAGGCTTAGTCCTTGTCAGGTTATTAACTAGTCTATTGTTGTAAACAGCGAACTCTTCAGGGCTTCCATGATTAGACCCCGAATGGCTTAAGGTTTGGAATAACTTACAGTCAAAGTCTAATACTAACCTACCCTGATTATGGAGGGCGTAGTACTCATTCCCCCACCCCTGATTATTACGGTGCTTAGGGGCGTTCTCATACCACCACATCAAAGCATCTACACTACCCCCATACTGACCACCGTTAACGTATCTCCATCTATGCTCAGGGGTTAAGGCTTTAACTGCCGGAAGCTCATTAAAAGCCCTGTGTGCCTCCTCCCATCCTTGTTCATGCGGAAACCAATGTTTCTCTACTGAATAAACCATACGGTCTAAATCCTCCCCCAACACCTCAGTTAGTGCCTGTTCTGCATCCTTCTGATTACCAAGTGCTAAGGTGTCGAACCCATCCGTATAAATGATATGGGTATATCCTAATGTCTTAGCCTCATCTCTTAAAAATCTGTACATATTATCCCATCCTCCCCAATCCCAGCCGATAGAAGGGTTGTGGATTATCTTATAGTCAAACTCCCCCAACTTAAGAGAATGCTCTAACTTGGCTAATAACGGATGCTGGTTGTTAGAAACCGTTGTAACTACCTTTAACTTCATTTAAATGGATTGTAATATATTGAACGTTCACCACTCATGTACTGGTCTTTAATCCTTATAACCTCCATCGTTACCTCTCCGCTATGCCTGTGCTTCCAATCTTGATAAGGAGTATTCCCTGGGTCTATATGATGAATAGATGTATAAGGATAGAAACAGGTAATCATTCCGGCTTTAAAGGCTCTCCATGATGCCAGTACGTCGTCATATCCGTACTTACTAGGCTGATAAAGGTAACCGATCTTATCTAAAAAGGCTGAGTTATAAAGCTGACAAGTACCTATAACGTGCCTAACCTTTTCGATTAATAGCCATTCCTGACCAGGTTCGTGTGGTAAGTGCATAAACTCACTTCTGTAATAGGGGTCTTCGTGCCTGTCATGCTCCCATACATCAGTTCTTTTAAGTCCGATTATCCCTATATTTGGCTCTCTTTCTATACACCTAACCATTCTATCTAACCATCCAACCTCCTCTACTATGAAGTCATCATCAGCCTTTACGCAATGCTGCCCCTCTTCCCTCTCCTTCCATACTAAGTTAATGGCCTCAGCTGTTCCTAAGTTGGTATCATTCCAAAAAACCTTACTAATAATATCTCTATGATAGTGAAGTATCTCCTTAGTCTCCTGAGTGGAGGCATTAACAGATAGCATTAACTTATGCTTAGTGAAGTCAACGGTTCTATCTAAAGATTCTAAAGTCCTGCGTAAGCATTCGTCTTTCTTGTTTTCTTCTGTCGAGTAGACAGCCATTCCAATTAATACTCCTTTACTCATATTATTTAATTAAGTGTACGCACCTGGGTTAACAGGGTGATGAACAAACACCCACGCTGAGGATTTACAGCCCTTCTTGGGTTAAACTTCCCGCACCGACTTAATAAGTCAGGACGCACACTATTTCTTATATTTTTGATATAGTTCGTGTCTCTTTTTGTTTAAGTGTTTAAGGTCATATCTCTCTACGTCTAATCTTAACTGTGCCTTTTTATCGGCTACTAAGTTAGGATTATTTATGATAAGTCGTGCTATTTCCCTAAAAGAATTTTTATTTAAATTAAAACTATTCCCATCATTCGCCAGTAAAGTATAAGGTTCATTGTGATTTACTATAACCGCACAGTCCATGAATCCGGCCTCCAACATTTTAAGCTCTGACTTACACCTATTAAACTCCCCATTTAATAGGGGGGCAACCAACACATCAAACTCATTATACACCTGTCCGAATAAATCCACATCTAAACTCCATATCCTTCTATAAGGCATATTAGTACCGTCTGGGTGTTCTAATCTAACCAGACTTAACAAGTAGTCTTTTTCGTGTTTAATGCACTTATGATTATTAGTTAGCATAAGTTCATAGGCCTGTTCGTAGGTCATTTTCTTCCATGTCTTATCCTCGGCATCGAACCCACATAAAACAACCTGAGCCTTTTTATAGAATCCAATATCGTTAAAGGAATCCACTACACTCTTAGCGATACTTTTAATATCATGGTAGTGAGAATTTCCCTGTGTAAAGCCAAAGCGAACCCTATCACTCGGCACTTTATTGGGTGTCCAGATAGGGTCTTCGCTGTCGATGCCGTTCTCAATCACAAAAACATTAGAGTTTATTGGCTGAATCTTCTCGGCAAGTATAGGGGTGGTACAGATTATAAAATGAGCCTCACGTATTGATCGTAGTGTGTGAGTGGGTATGTCGTGCTTCATATAATCCTCATAGGCTATATGATTCTCAGGTAATATCCACCAATCGTCCAAGTCTAGGCCGAAAGGAATCCCCATCTCATTAAGAAGCTCCGCAGCACCCTCATGGATGGTACGGGAGAAAATCACTAAGTCGGTCTGCTTTAACTGTGGCAACTCATCACTCACACCGATTGTCATTAACAAATCATACTCAGGGTAATGCCTTCTAAGGACTTGATTTGGTTTAGCCATTCGGTGATACTCCACCCCCCCGACCATTGCTTTCTCACCTGACTTCCAAAGATTATTTACTAATAGTATGTTCATAGAATTGATCTTACAAAAAGCATTAAGCTAATTATAGCAGTAATACCCAACACAGTAAAAAAACAAACCATTGACATATCGCTAAACATATCTAAAAAGTACTTTTTTCTAATTCTGTTTATAAAATACAATACTGTACCTGGAAGTGATAATGATACAAAAACGATTAGCATTGATAATAAGTCTTTATTATCTAATCTTCCATGATGAGAAGGATGTGTTATTACCGGAATAATTATATTAATTATATTATTTATCATTGTTTAGGGAATTTATATTCTTTAGTCTCTTTATATGTTTCATTTAGTGATAACCTGATGGAGTTGGCATCCTCCATTAACCGCATCAAACAAGAACCGCAAGTCATGTCTATATTCCTATTAGGTTCGTAGTGTTTAACTACTGAGGCGATCTCATTAATGGCTGAATTAGCACTCGGTACTTCTCTGTTCTGTAAAGCAAAGTTAAACAGTAAAGCGTGTTTATTCAGTATATATTTAGCTTCTATGTCAGTCATTAATAGGAATGTTTAGTTTCTTAAATAGGACATATATTAAGTATCCGGCAAGACTTGACAGCGCACACCAAATAAAAGAATAAGGAGTGAAGCCTATATAAATCTGATAGGCTAACATCATCCAAAAGGATAGACACTTAACACAGTCGAAAGGCTTTAATCCCCGTAGCTGAAAAGCCCTCCTGAATGCTTGTGGTATTCCTGTTACGTTGGTAAACCAAAAGCTAACTATCGGTATTAGTATTAGTTCATTCATCTTTTAAAAATTTAACTGCCCTTTCTTTAAATTGTTTTATCGCCTTTCTAATAGCATAGTAATTAATGTCTGAAGCTTTGGCGAACTCTGAAACGTTCTTAGATTCACAAACAGCATATTTAAATATCCTGGCTTTATACATTCGGTTCTTATCATCGTGTTCACATTCACTGTCTATAAAGTCCTTAGCCCTTTTGTACTCGTAGTCAATCTTAATATCGTAGTCGGGTTCTGGTCGGCTGAAAATCTCCTCAAACACCCTACACTCCCCATCCTCAGTATATTGGACTGGTATCTCATAAGTCGATGAGTATTGAAATAAAGGGGAGGTACGCCCATTCTCATATCTCTTATGCCTGTTTCGAGTGTTCCAAATGTTATGGATGATACCCACGCAATAAACATCGACAAACATATTATCCCGATATTCAATAGGGTCTTTAGTTTCAAGTAAAGCCTTGATAAATTCGCTATGTAAGTCCTCTGCAAGTGCCTTGTTATTAGTTAATTTCAGGCATAATTGCATATACTTACCATTCCTAAAAACCTGCTCAGCTAGTCTATGATTGTCCAATCTGCCTTTGTTTTGTCAAATTTAACAATTTAACCCTATTTAATTGATTATAAACTATTAACATATTATACTAACTATTTATGTTAATAACTTAATTTTGTAGTCAGGGATTAATGTAGTTACTTTGATGCCATCATGCGCCAAGACACAATTAATAAACTTATTTAGATATTACCCCTGATGTACGTCTCTGTGGCTTGGCGGTCAAATTACGTACTGATGGGGTATAATTTTTTATTTAGAAAGAGAATATATAAGAGAACATAAACCTTATTTTAATAATACTATTTATCATGAAGAAAGATACTTACTATTTTTCCCACGATGCCAACGCTAAGGATGACCCTAAATGTATGCACCTTATAGATGACCTCGGTATGGAGGGTTACGGTATTTTTTGGGTACTTATTGAAACATTAAGAAACCAACCAGACTATAAATGTCCTTTATCAATCCTTAAAAGCATAGCAAGACAGTACAACACCACGTTACCAAAAGTAGAAGTAGTTGTTAAAAATTACGGATTATTCACGATTGATGATGAAACATTCTTTTTCTCTGAAAGCCTGTTAAGAAGGATGCAAATAGCTGATTCTAAAAGGAATATGTTAAGTGATGCTGGTAAAAAGGGTAACACTAAACGGTGGAATTTATCGCCACCCGATCGCCACCCGATCGCCACCCAATCGCAATTAAAGGAAAGGAAAGTAAAGGAAATTAAATTAAAAGAAAATAAAATAAATGAAAATAAAGAAGAACAAAGGTTACCCCTCCCTTTTTCATCTATCGAGTTTAGTAATATTTGGGATATACTGTTAAAACAACCAAAGTGGAAGAACAAGACACACCACGCATTACAGCTAAACCTAAAGAAGTTAGCCGAACACGATGAGCTAACAGCCATTAAAATGATTGAGAACACAATTTCCGGCGGCTGGCAGGGAATATTCCAAT